GTACTAATCTGCTTGGTGACTGATGTAATGTTGCAAAGACATTTTTGCCTTTTGCGTTAGGTATTACTTTAATTTGGTGCCATTTGAGATAGGATTTTAGTACATCTTCTAGAGTAGTCTCAACAGATTCGTCGAGTGATAGTACAAATTTTTTGTTGTCTTTGAGTTCGTGTATTGATTCAAGCAGTTCATCTAATATATCTAAATTGATATATCTTCCATACCTGCTGTCCTCAATTTCACTATGTGTCCTATCTGCCATTGTTTGGTGTCTAATCCTTTCATTATACCGAGATACTTGTTTCTTAATAAGCCAAACTGATTTGTCAATGATGTTAGTGTTACTACTTCATCATCGCCATCTACATATTTGTCAGCATCTCTTGAGGTTAACTGTCTGTTATAACTTTCTAAAAAGTTTCTAAATACTTTACTGCGTGTTTTACGCAATTGAATGTTTATGTGTTCTAGAATTGCTTCTATTTCTTGTAATTGATTGAACCTGTGTTCTGTAATGCCAGGCAATGAGGCACTATTACGTTCCACATTGCCCTTGATATAACATTCTTTTTTTGCCTCTAGTAATTCTTCTTCAAAATAATCTATTGCATCTACAATGTTACTTAAATTACCAGATACTTTGTTATACCATCCTGCCATTACTAATCCCAGTCCTCTTCGTCTTCTTCATGATCTTCTACTTCAAAGTATTCTTCAATTGCTTGACGTAAATGCTTGTCGCATTCGTTTATACCTACTTCGTCATAGTCAACCATTCCGTGTTCATCAAAAACTCTAACTAAGTTTGCACAAACCTCGTCACGTTCTTTAACGTTTACAGAAGGCTTGACACATTCCCAAGTCTCAATTATTAATGCTAGATCTACAGTCATTCAACATTCTCCTCGTATACTGAAGGGTCGTCAATTTCATGCTCGTCAATATCGTCATCGATATCTTCGACTATTGCTTTTGGATTTTGACCCCACTCATCTATAATTACCTGAAGTTTATCTCCAGTCCAGCCTTTTCTGAACTCTTTGATTTCTTCACCAGTAACCGGAGATACATAAGAAAGTTTGTTACCAACTTTTTCCACAATGCCTTTTGCTTCAAGCATTTCTAACATACCACTGTAAGGGTCCATACCAGTTTCATATGGAATCTTAATTTGCACACCTTCAAAAGGTTTGCTATATCTTGACTTCATGACTTTACAAGCGGCTCTAATACCTTGTACTGTTGATACTTTATTTCCGTCTGCATCTTCTTTTAATTTTAGTTTCTTGATAGCAACTACTATGCTACTTGCGTACACAAAGCCTTGTCCGCCACTTATTTTATCATCTGGGTCAAACATATCCTGTGATGCATAAGTGTGGTTTGTACACACTAAGCCGATTGGGTATGGTGCTAATTGGTTAACAGTATTTCTAACCAATGCTGTAAGAGCCTTAGGCTTACGACCCATGTCACCTTTCATGTCACCTTTTTGAAACTGATCTACATCTGTAGGGGTTAGCAACATACCCAAACTGTCAACAACAAACAGTAATTTAGGCATTTCGTCATACTCTAAATCACCGTAGTTTGCTTTATAGTCTTTCATAAACTCTGAAATAGATTTTGCTACATCATCAATCATTGACACACTAATCTTTAATAGTTTTTCTGGACTAGTGTCAACGTTTAATGCTTTGAGCCAATCTTCATCAAGAGCATTTTCTGAGTCAAATAACACAACTTGACAGCCATGGTCTTGTGCGTTTCTGACTAAATTACCTGAACAAATAAAACTTTTACCTGAACCGGACTCACCAGCGAACACACTAACTTTACCTAGTGGTACGCCTTTGTTAAAATCACCACTGATCAAATAGTTGAGTGTGTGGTTTCCTGTGCTGATCCAATCTACTGGATCATGAAAACCGGCACTAATACCACTAATACTTTTAGTGATGCCGGTTCTAAATTTGCTTAAATCAAATGGTTTTTGCATTTTATACTCCGTATATATTCCTTTCTTTTAATTCTTCGACTAGTTTCTGTGCCCATCTCTCATGCCCTGCTTCATTGGCATGGCCTCCGTTAATTTTAACTTCTGGAAATTGTCCACCCATAATCCAGTCCCAATAACTTGTTTCCATATAATTGTTTTTATCTATTGCATTATATAATGATTTATCTACTGGGTGATCACCAGACCAAAATTTTACGTCTTCGCCTTCCAATGGTGCCTCATCTTTTGTGTTAGTCATTACGTCAAACATTAGATATGGAATGTTATTATTTTTGCATATATTTTCACATATATACAATGACCTATATTTTTGTGCTAATAAGTCTTCTGCTAAACAGATAGGCAAAAACTGTTTGTATGTTTCATACCTTTCTGAGCCTTCTGTCATTTCTGGTGCTCTCCAACTGTTCACTAAATTATAATGATAAGAACCGTCATCGTCAAAGCCGTCTGCATATTCAAATCTACCCAAACAAGTCCAACCTAGTATAATTAAATCTGGTTTAGGGTTACCTGCTAAGTATTCGACTAATAGTCTTTCAGTTCGCATAACACTAGCACCAGGTTGGCCTAGATTAACACATTCATCTATTTCTAATAGTTGTCTTAGTTTCTCTGGGTAAGCCTTGTAAATTGATTCAGGTCGATTATCGCCTTCGCCGTATATTTCTGAACCAAATGTGTGGCTATCACCTATTGCTAATAATGTACTCATTTTTATTCCTTAAAAATGTAGCCATACTAGATCTTTGAAGTAAACAGGACCAAGTATTCAAATCCCTAAGTATGGCTACCGGTCATCAACAATTACTGTTGACGATTCCTAATCATCTGCAGGATGTCATCTGCGGATGCTTTACCAGTTTCATTAGAAGTGTTTTCGGCAGAAGCACTTACTGTTTCTGTTACTGGTTCAACTGCCGGTGCAGGTGCTACAGGCTCAGCCGCTGGTGCTGGTGCCGGAGTAGTTTCTGCTACTGGAGTTGCTGTAGCCTGAGCCGGTGCTGAAGGTGTTTGTACCTTAGCAGGTGCGGCCTGGCCAATAGGTCTAAAAAAGTTACCGTACTTATCGCTGTCATAAAGTTCGCCATTTACAGAATCTTGGAACATGTTGTAAATAACATCTACTTCCTCTGCTGTTGGCTTCTTAGGTAAGAAATCTTTAAGATCAAATAACCCATGTGTATCAACTGCGGCTAACTGTTCTTCACTTAGAGCAGATTCTTTTCTTGCCCATTTAGAAGTACTGTAGTCTGCATACTGACCTTTCATAGTTTTTGCTAATCTAAAATCTGTACCATTTACATAATCTGTTGGAATGTTTTCCATATCTGGGTCCATTAATGCACCCTTGATAATGTTGAATATTTGAGGTCCAATGATGAATCTTCTGATTGGATTCTCTGGAGTTGTATCCTCTTGAAGTGGACTATCTACTACAAATCCTTGGAAAATATAACTTCTTTTTTTCCAGTATTTGCGACCCATATCCTCTAGTGAAGGATCTTTGAACCAAGGTCTGATTTCGTTATGAACCGGACATTGTTCACCCCACATTTCCATACAAGGTACTTGTACAGTTGTAGGTTTCATGTCGCCACCCTTTATGCCAGCAAACGATAAACGAATCATTTGTCGCTCTGTCCAAAAGAATGTGTTGTTGGGATCTCCGTCTGGAAGAAATCTTAGTGTAGCACTAGTGCCCTCTGAGATGTTCCAAAAAGGATAGATAGCATTGTCGCCACCTGTATTAGAACCGCCGGACTTGGTGTCCATTGCGGCTAGTTTTGCTCGTATTTCAGCCAAATTTGCCATGTCTTTATTCTCCTATGTTGCCATGTTTTAAGTAAATTAATTTACCTATGTTGCCTATTATAATGCCTATTGAGGTTAAAGTCAACCTCTTTTTGCCATGTTATGTAATCTAATTTAAAATATCTTTTAAATTAACTTTACAGATATTATTTATTAATTTTAGACAATAGAGTCTAGTTTTTTGGTGAAATCAATGAATTCTACCAAATCTTCTGCTGTATTATCTTCAATCTTTTCGTTTACTTTACTGATTAATTTCTTAACCATGTTAATAGTAAACTCATCAAGTTTATGATCTTTTAGGATCTTACTTGTTGTGTTGTTTAAAAATTCCTTTAGTATTTTATCATCAATGCTTTCACTAATTGTGTTTAATTTGTGTGCTATTTCTGATTTTACATTTGGAAATTCAACAACTTCTTCGTTAATTGCTGGTACACTGAATCTATTATTTTCTATAGAATTTTCAATGTAATCTGCAACTGAACGTTGAATATTAACTAATCTATTAATACTAGGAAATGCTGTTTGTACTGTATTGTCAACATGCTTTTCTGTAAATAGATTTGATAAATCTTGTTCTTCCTCACTCAATGTCAATGTGTTCATTGCATCAATTGTATCTACTGCTTTGGCATAAGACTTTGCACCACTTAATTGTTTTAAGTTATGTCTCATTGAGGATATTGATTCTTTTGCAATGTTGACATATTCTTGATTATCTTCATTAACCAAACCTTTTCTGTCAACATATTTTACAAAAGATGTTAAAT